TTTTGTCCTTGATATACTTCAAACATATCCGGTGTCGGCAAGCCCTTTGGTATTGGCGGACCTAAACGTATCAGCGTATTGAATTCTTCCAAACATGTCCTTTCTCAACATGTTGGTTGTTATCTTGTTTACCTTCTTGTTCTCCTTCTTGGTCTTCTACTTTTTTTTCCTTAAATCAAATGATATTCCGTTAAACGTAGAATCACTTGCTGCGAAGATTGTGGCCACAATCGACGCACCAACTGATGAGGGTGAAGATTGTCTTGATGGTGAAACTGGCAAAGTTCGTCCTGAAAGGAAGGCGAGCTATATCTCTGTGTGTGCCAGCATGGCGAGAGTTGAATTCGGCGGTATGAAGCGCACTGAAGCTAATAAAATGATGGTACATAAATATATTCGGGATGTCATGCGGGATCATGGCGTCCGTCCATCACATATAGCATTGTTGCTGCCGCAAGCCGTTGAGTTCGCGTTCGTCGAGAATGCCGGCGAGATTATTGCTAGACAGATGCGAGCCTCCGATGCGGTCCAAACCCGCAGCGAAGTCTCTTCTGTTGGATGGACTTCTAGATTGCGCAAGATACAGCACAATCTAGGATTTAAGTCCAGTTGACGAGGCCCAGTGGCACTCCAGGGGGTGTGTGCAGAAGCTACCACACTATCACACCCATGGTTGTCTGTGAAGTTGTTGTTGGGTCGTCCGAAGCGCGTCAGGAAAATATATCAGGTCCCTGGGTGGTCACCAGGCATCCGATTTGGCGTGCACAATTCCAGCATTGGTAATTTGATGAGGGGGTTGTTGGAGCGTGTTTACTACGTCAAAGAGAGTGGCGAGTTTAAACAGGCACCACAACCCGTCCTGGGAGTTTTCAAGGAACGATTGGGTTATTTTAAGACGTTACTGGCTAGACGTATTGGCAAGACCACCCCGATGAGCAAGCAGGATTTTCCTAGCTTGTACCAGGGTCGAAAGCGTACGATATACCAGAATGCAGTCGATTCACTGGCCATAAGGTCAGTGGAACGGTCCGATTCGTATTTGAAAACTTTTGTTAAAGCTGAAAAGGTCAACTTTACATCAAAGAAAGATCCTGTTCCACGAGTCATCCAGCCGCGTGACCCGCGTTACAATGTTGAAGTAGGGAGGTATCTTAAACCCCTAGAACCAAAAATATACAAGGCTGTTGCTTCTATATTCAAAGACGTTACTATATTTAAAGGCTTGAATGCGCATGATTCAGCCCGGAAGATGTTCCATAAGTGGAGGAAGTATCGGAAACCTGTTGCTATTGGTCTTGATGCAAGCCGATTTGATCAACATGTTTCTGTCCAAGCATTGGAATGGGAACATTCCATATACTTGGATTGCTTCTCTCGGTGTGGACCTGAATTAGCCCGTCTCCTTTCATGGCAAGTCCATAATAAGGGTACAGGCTATTGTCGTGATGGTAAGGTCAAGTATCGAGTGTCTGGTTGTCGTATGTCAGGTGATATGAATACGGCACTTGGAAATTGTATAATAATGTGTGCACTTGTGCACGCTTATTGTCGTGAACGTGGAGTTACAAAGTACTCTCTTGCCAACAATGGTGACGATTGCGTTGTCATTATGGAAGAGGGTGATGTTGCTGCGTTCCAGCTCGGTCTTGACACCTGGTTTAGGGAAATGGGGTTCAACATGAAAGTGGAAGCCCCAGTATATGAGTTCGAGGAAATAGAGTTTTGCCAAACTCACCCCGTTAGAGTTGAGGATTGTTACATCCCACAAAAGGATGCATACGAACCTCACTATGTGATGGTACGGAATGCACCTGTGGCTATGGCCAAGGACTGCATTAGTATTAAACCCCTCGAAACAGAGGGTACGTACCTCAAATGGATGTCGGCCATTGGTGATTGTGGCCTATCCCTAACTGGTGGTGTCCCCATATATCAATCTTTCTATAATGGATTAGTCCGTGCTGGTGATGGATTGCATTTCAAGAAGGAAGATACATATATGATTGAATCTGGCAAGCAAATGATGGCGTTGGGCATGCACCGTAAGGCCCAAACCATCCTCGAGCATACCAGGTATTCTTTTTGGAAGGCGTTTGGCATAGTCCCTGACATGCAACTCCAAATGGAAGGCCATTACGATAACAACACACCAAGGTGGGCTAAGCCGGAAATGTCGGCCGAGCCCGATCTACTTCCAAAGTGGATCTAGACCGGTAGGTCTTTAAACTGCCAATTGGGTCACCATCCTTAAATTGACCAAAACGTTCCCTTTAATGGGGTAAATAATTACGTGCTAACCAAAATGCCGAGAGACTGCACGGCTCAGCCCTACGGGGGGATGGTGATGAACAGTCCGGTTTGATGTTTGCCGGATCCAATACAAAACATGAAACGAACTAATACAATTAACAAAACAAGAAATAAGATTTCAAAGAGTAAACGTCCCACTAGAACGTTGACACGGCGATCTACCTATGTTACACCTGGAACCTATGCCGGTCTCGACGGCACTGTGAGTATCCCGGCAGCATTTGGTGGAGTAGCTGGCAACAACGCTCGTGGGCCCCTTCCCCTCCAATGGGGTACGGGTAAGACGCTTGTGGTGACCAACTATGAGTTGGTGGTTAGTGCTGTGGCGGCCAATGGGGCATTTTCCTCTGGCGGTAGTGTCCTCAATCCTGGACTGTCCGCCAACTACCCTTGGCTTTCAACCATAGCAGCGAATTACCAAAAGTTCAGATGGCGGAAACTCCGATACATTTATGTGCCAGCATGTTCGACTTCGACTGCTGGTACTCAATGGTTGCTTATGAATTATGACTATGATGACAATGCACCAACTACCCTTAAGCAGGTGATGTTGAGTTATGATGCGGCATCTGGTCCTGCCTGGCTTGGCTGCCCAATTAGCGCCGAGCTGGCTTTTCGTAAGAATCTCCAAATAGAGAGCAACACGTTCGTTGAGTTTGATCCAAAGCGACAATCTGAGCAGTGGTATTATGTTCGAACCACTAATAATGCAAACAATTCATCTGGTGGGGGCCTTACGGGTGCCCCAACCGGTGGTATTGGTACGTTGGCGTTTGCCCCTGGCAGCGTCCCCGACACGGCCGCGAGGCCGGGTCTCATTTATTTTGGAGTCGATGGAATTGCAGGAACTGCAGCCATTGGCAATATATACGCCGTGTACGAGTGTGAATTTTCTAACCCAATATC